AAATAGTTCATTTTTTAATCCTAATTTTTTTTTTAATGTTACTGGTTTTAAACTAGGAGATACAAATTGAGTAGACCACATTATTTTAATAGTTCTAAAAAAATGATATATTATTGAATTTTTAATTGTAGTTATTTTATTTTCTAAAGGTTCTGTTTTAAATGATTCAAATAATAAAGGTACAAAGTCATAATTTAATAAAAATGTTCTAAATACTTTTAAATTAGATAATGTTTGAATAATAGAATTTAGATAACATGTATTGCCAATGTTATCTAAACCATATAGACCTATTTTTGTTTCTTTTTCTTCTTCCTCATCACTATCACTTTGTGTTAAATCTTGAAGCATATTATAAACTGATTGTGGCATAGGTTCCATCTTTTATATATATATTTATATATAGTTGTTATTTATTAATTTTTCAATTTTTATTTAATAAAATAGTTTTTTTCAATAGCAGAATTAAGTTCAATTAATTTTACTTCAGTTAAAACTGTACTAGATTTTATTCGTAATTTTAAAATTTTTTTAGCATGTTTAAAATCACTAGCATTAAAAATTATACAGTCAGATGGTAATATATTTGGAGATATTGCAAGATACTGTTTCATTAATATATTAATATATATTAAATTATTGAAAAAAAATATATCTAAAGATTATTTCATAGATATATTAAAAAACGTATGGATATATTATTTAATGTAATTTCGTGGCATGAAGCAGATGAAACAGATAAAAATGATGAAAATCAAAAAGTATATACAATAAGAATGTTTGGAAGAACATCTGATGATAAAAGCATATCTGTGCTAGTTGAAGACTTTACACCATTCTTTTTTATAAAGATTCCTGGAAAATGGGATTCTTATAAGATTGATAAATTTGTTTTTTTAATAAAACAGTTAAATAAAAGATTTCAAAATAATTTAGTAGATTATGACATTGTTGAAAGACAAGATTTATATTATGGTTTTTCTGCAGGAAAATTGTTTAAATTTTTAAGATTAGTTTTTAATTCTTTAGATGCAAAAAAAAGTTTTACTTATTTTTTTAGTAAGGCAATTAAATTACCGGGTTTAGAAAATAATTTTATTAAATATGCAACTTATGAATCTAAAATAGATCCATTTGTTAGATTTATACATATTAAAGATCTTAATTCAAATGGATGGATTATTTTACCAGGCAATAAATATTCAAATAATTTAACAGATCAAGTAACAACTGAATTAAATGTAAAAATTAATTGGTCTGATGTTAAACCATATAAAGGTCCAGTATTAGGATTAGCAAAATTTAAGATTTGTTCTTTTGATATTGAGTGTATATCTGATGATGGATCATTTCCACAAGCATCTCGTCCAACTGATAAAATAATATCAATTTGTTCAACATTTACTAGATATGGGTCTGATGAAATTTATAAAAAACATGCTATTTCATTAAAATCTTGTAATAAAATGGATAATGTTGAATTAGAATGTTATGATAAAGAAAAAGATGTATTATTGGCTTGGCGTGATTTAATAGAGAGAGAAGATCCAGATATTATAACTGGTTATAATATCTTTGGTTTTGATTTTAAGTATATGAATGATCGGGCTTGTCAAAATTATATTAATTGCATTAAAAGTTTTTGTCAATTATCAAGATTAAAACGTCAAGAATGTAAATTTGATTCTATTAGATTATCATCATCTGGTTTAGGTGATAATTTAATGCATTTATATAAAATTATAGGAAGAGCACAAATAGATTTATTTAAATTAGTACAAAGGGATTATAAATTATCATCATATAAATTAGATAAAGTTGCTTCTAATTTTATCAAAGAAAAAATAACAAAAATAACAAAAATAAAAGATTTTCATTATTTGTTAAAAACTAATATTTCTCAATTAAAAGTTGATAATTATATTAAGATAGAAGAAGATGATATGTTAGATGAAGAAAAAATAAAAATTTTAAATATAGATTATGAAAATAATAGTATAGAGGTTTCATTTAATACAGAGTATTTTCTAGATGAAAATGCAAAATATTTTTGGTGTTTGGTAAAAGATGACATAACACCTCAAGAAATGTTTGATAGTTATGACAAAGGACCAGTTGAAAGAAAAAGAATAAATCAATATTGTATTCAAGATTGTGCTTTAGTTTCTAAATTATTAAATAAATTAGAATTTGTAACTAATTGTATGTCAATGGGAGAGGTATGTCATGTACCATTAGAGTATATTATTATGAGAGGTCAAGGTATTAAATCATTAAGTTTAGTTGCAAAAACATGTAGAAAGATGAATTTTTTAATTATGGATCAAAAATATTTAAAACCAGATGATGATGTTGAACAAGTTGGGTTTGAAGGTGCTACAGTTTTAGAACCTATTAAAGGTTTTTATAATAGACCTATTGCAGTTCTAGATTATAATTCACTATATCCAAATTCAGAGAGATCATGTAATATGTCACATGAAACATTAGTAAAAGATCCAGAATATGATAATATGGAGGGTTATAAGTATCATCAAGTAGAATTTATTGTTAAAGATTCAAAAGGTGTTGAAATCGATTCCATTATTTGTAGATTTGCTGAAAAAATAATGAGTGATAATTCAAGATCGTATGGTATTATCCCAACTATTTTAACAGATTTATTAGATGCAAGAAAAATGGCTAAAAAAATGATGGCATCTGAACCAGATTACTTTAAAAAAAAAATTTATGATGGTAAACAAAATGCATTGAAAGTTACAGCAAATTCAATTTATGGTCAATTAGGGGCTCCAACATCACCAATCTTTTGTAAAGAAATTGCAGCATCAACAACTGCATTTGGAAGAAAAATGTTAGAATTAGCTAAAGAATTTGTTGAGAAAGATTTTACTCCAATAATGTTATCATTATACAAATGTTATAAATCTAATAATCAAGAAGAATTAAATAAAATATTAGATAATGAATTAGAAGACAGAAATAATCAAGAATTTTTAAAATTATTAAATGAAACTATTTTAGAAGTATATGAAGAACATATGACTTATCCAATAGTTATTTATGGTGATACTGATTCAAATTTTAATGATTTTGTTGTTACAAATCAAAAGACAGGTATTGCACCAACAGATTATTGGTGTAGAACTGTTGTTATAAAATTAGGTATGATAGCTTCTAAATTATTAAAAAAACGTTTACCTGTTCCACAGAATATGGAATATGAGAAAACATTTCATCCATTTTCATTAATGGCAAAAAAAAGATATATTGGTAATAAATACGAAGAAGATCCAAATAAATCTAAACGAATTATTATGGGTTATACATTAAAAAGACGTGATAATGCAAATATTGTTCAAAAAATAGTAGGTACCTTAGTAGACACACTTATGACTGAAATGAACATTGAAGGTGCAATCAATTATATGAAAGAATCATTAAATAATTTATTAGCGGGTAAATATCCAATTACAGATTTTATAACAACAAAAACATTAAGGGCAAATTATAAGGGATTAAAAATAAAATCGGATAATAAGGGTAATAAAGGAGATAAAGGTGAATGGTTTTGGGATGATGTTGAATGTTCGATTGCTCATGTAAAATTATGTCAAAGAATGAAAGAACGAGATCCTGGAAATGCGCCACAAATTAATGATAGAATTCCATTTATAACAGTACAAACATATAACAAAAGATTATTACAAGCTGATAAGATCGAACATCCAGATTTTATAATAGCAAATAAATTAAAAATTGATTACTTATTTTACATAACTAATCAAATAATGAATCCCAGTGTACAATTTCTAGCATTACTACTAGATGGGAAAGAAACAGAAGCAGAAAAAATTTTTAATGATATTATTCAAATTGAGGAATATAAATATAAACATAAATATAAAGAAGAAGAAGTAAAATATAAAGAACAAATTGAAATAACTAAAAGAAAAGAAACTGATAGTTTAAAAAAAAAAGGTATACAAAATCTTTTACAAAAATTTACTGACAAGCTTACTGACAAGCTTACTGACAAGCTTATGGACAAGCTTACGGACAAGCTTACGGACACACAAAATATTTCTGACGATTGGGATATTTCAGGACCAGATAAATCTAAATTAGATATTAATTCTATATTAATAGAACATAAAATAAATGAAAATATAAAAAAAAATAAAAAAAATACTAAAACTATCAACACTACTAAAACTACTAAAACTACCAAAACTAAAAAAATTAATAAGTTTATTGGTATGACTATTGATGAAATTAATAATACTATACAAAATAATACTATTTAATTATTTTATGAATTAATAAATTTATTAATTCCAATTACTTTTTGATTTTTTGCTTTTTGATTTTTTGCTTTTTTTTGTTGCATTATAATTATCATCAAAACTTAATAAATTTATTTCACGAGATCCAATGCTTGATGAAGACATAATATAAACACTATCTGAATCATTGTGTTTACTCATAATTTGTCTTTTTGGCATATTATCATCAGACATTGTTGTTGTCTCAAATTCAGATGATTCAGTCTTTTTATTTTTTTTTAATTTTTCACTATCACTATCTTCATCATCACTATCATCATCATCGTCATCGTCATCATCATCTGAGTCATCATCTGAGTCAAGTTCTGAGCTATCTGAAATTTCTGTCTCTCTTTTTGATTTTAACATTTTTTTAAGATCTTCATCATCATCATCTTCATCAAAAAGATCATCGTCGTCATCATCATCGTCATCATCATCGTCATCATCATCATCATCATCATCATGTTTTTTGTTTTTGTGTTTACCGCCCATTTGTGAAATTATATTTAATAATTTATTTGAATCAAATTCGCTTTCAGTTAATTGATTTCCACCGGTTTGGTTAGATAGAATATTTTTAAATACTTCGGATGTAATAAATGCAGATGATTCAGATTCTGCATCATTATAACCACCAGTTTGTATATTATGTATTTGAACATCAATGCTAGTTTCACTACCACCAATCATATCTACTTGTTTGTTATTTTTCAAGATAAATGGCATTGGTGAAGTTTCAGTAATCATAGGAGAAGTTTCACTTAAAACTGATTTTTTTATTTTTTGGACAGGCATAGGTGAAGTTTCACTTAAAACTGATTTTTTTATTTTCTGGAGAGGCATTGGTGAAGTTTCACTTAAAACTGATTTTTTTATTTTTTGGATAGGCATAGGAGAAGTTTCACTTAAAACTGATTTTTTTATTTTTTGGATAGGCATAGGAGAAGTTTCAGTAATCATAGGAGAAGTTTCACTTAAAACTGATTTTTTTATTTTTTGGACAGGCATTGGTGAAGTTTCAGTAATCATAGGAGAAGTTTCACTTAAAACTGATTTTTTTATTTTTTGGATAGGCATTGGAGAAGTTTCACTTAAAACTGATTTTTTTATTTTTTGGATAGGCATTGGTGAAGTTTCACTTAATTCATTTTCAGATGTTTGGCTAAAAATTAAATTATTTACTGATTTATTACTCATAGCAGATGTTTCACTTAAAGTATCAACACTATAATGTTTATTTTGTTTTGTATTCATTGGAATTATATCAATTTTAATAGATTCACTATCATTTGTATCTACATGTAGGCGTGTTTGATAGTTATTATTTAATGGTATTATTTTAACTTCAATTTCAGAAATAGGAGTCTCGCTATCATTATAGGAGATATTATGTTTTGAATCATCTTTAATAACAATATTATTTAACATACTTTTATTTTGATCAGGAAGTTCAGTATCAGAATAGCTAGAATGATTATTACCCATGTTAATTATATAATGAATAATTAGAAAATAAATTTAGATTTTTAAAACTTAAGTAAAATATTTTTTATATATATTATTAATGATTGGAACAATAATTATAATACTTTTAATATGTTTTATTATAATATTTAAAAATTTGTATCATAATGAAGTAACTTTTATAGAAGGCTTTGATTCAAATAAATATTTAGTTAGAAATTTGCCAGATAAAAATGATGCTGCAAACATGTTAGCTCAACTTCGTGTTGATTTATTAAATTTTATTAATGAAATCTGTGAAGAGATTGAAGAAAAAACAGAAGACAATGAAGATAATGAATATTACAAATATATTAAAATGATTCAAAAAAAATTACCAGATTCTATTATTAAAGAATCTTCTGCAAATTCAGAACACACATCTTATTCTATTAATAAAGGCGAAGAATTAGTATTTTGTTTACGTTCAAAAGTAACAAATAAATTGCATGATATAAATGATATATTATATGTTGCAGTGCATGAAATAGCACATATTGGATGTCCTGAAATAGGTCATACACCTTTATTTAAAAAAATTAATTATTATTTATTAAATAAAGCAACAGAAAAAAATTTATATAAATATGAAAATTATAGAATAAATAATAAAGAATATTGTGGTATAACATTATCTAGTAATATATTAGATACAAATTAGATAAACATTTGTTTTATAAATGTGATAAACATTTGTTTAATAAATGTTTAAGTAAATTTAATTAACTAAATATTTAGTTAATTAAAAATATAATCTTGTAATAACTTATTATGAATAATCCAATTAAAATAATATATAAATATAAAAATGATAATAGAAGAATACAATATCAAAATTATATTTTTGTTGGTTCATTAATTTCACCACAACTTTTAAAAGTTTTAAAAAAAATAGAAAATTTAAATTTATTTGATACGTTAATATCTATAAATGAAAAAGAATATAAATTAATAGAAGAATATTATGGAGAGTTTTGGTATAAATTTTTTTTTATAAATGATCATATTGTATTCTCAATTAATAATATTATTAAAAATATTCAAAAAAGAACAGATATTATTGAAAAATATTCCAAAGAATGGTATATTAAACATATTGAAAATATTAAATTAAGTAAATCACAATATAACTTTCAAAGTGTTTTTAAAAAAGATAATTTATTAAAATTAAAAAAAAACAATGTGATTGAAGAAAACGAAAATCAAACTTTTGATTATACATACAATACTGAATCTACAATTGTTATTAATAAACAAACTGGGGGAAAACAAAATTATGTTTTTAGAGAAAAATATGATGATGATGATGATAATGATGATAATCAACAATTAAATGAAGAATCTATTGATGATAATATTTTTGGTAAAATTTCTAAAGAAAATATTGATGAAAATTACGAAGGAGATGTATTAGAATTAGATGAAGTATATGATTTAGAAGAATTAGATAAAATGTATCGGGAAGAATCTGTTTTAGTTGATAAAAATCCAAATAAAATAAAAGATCTAATTGATTTAGCAATTGAAAATACAGATGAGAATCGTAGTGAAAAATTAGAAAAAATTGTTGAATTTAACAATAGTAAAAATAATTTAGTATATGATGATGTATTAAAGAATGTTTACACTAAAAATTATGTATTTAATCAATATATTTTTAAAACAGATACAATTAAAACTATTAAACAAAAAATTTGTTGTGGAATTCAAATGAATAAAATATTTAATAAAACTGCATCTTATTTACTACCTTCAAGAATATATTTATGGATAGAGTATGATTTTATTGATACAGATAAAAAAACAAAAAAAGATAAATTAATGTTGGGTCAAAAATGGATTCGAAAAAATGAATTATTAACAATAGATATTGCTCCTAATGAAAGTTTTCATATTTATGAAAAATTAGAAGGTAATTTAAAATTATTAAAAGATAATATTAAAAAATATGGTTCAAAAATTAAAAGAGAAGATGATGAAAATAATATTTTATCAGAATATGATGATTTTTTTCAAAATAATGAAATTTATTTATTAGATATATATAATGAAATTGGCAGTGACTATAAAATAGATGCTGATGGATTAAAAAATGTATATGATGTTTATATTCGAATATATTTTTATGATATTACTCAAGATGAATTTAAAAATATTATTGATTTTGTAAATAGTAATGATGATCTTAAAAGAATAGAAATTAATAAAATTTTATCATTTTATCAAAATATAAATAATGATTTATTATTAGAAAATGAAATAACTAGAACTATTGAACAAGTTAAAATAGACAAGATTGATTATAAAAGTATATTAAAATATAATTATATTACTCAAGCAGTAATTCATGCTAATTTAGAGTTTAAAATTATTAATGACAATACTATAAACTTACATAGAATATTTGATAATTATATAACAGACGAAACATATCCATTTGTACAATATTTAAGTAATGGTGATAAGCCAATTTTTAAATTTAATAAAAATAATATGGAAACTGATAAACAGGCAATTAGTGCAAAATGGTTTGAAAATTCTCCCTATGGTATTAATTTTAAAATTAAAGTTGAACAGAAAGGAGGATCAATGAATAAATATATTGCAGTTACATTATTTGAATCTGGTAGATTAGAATATAAAACACAATGGAAAGAAGATGATAAAGCCATAATAGATGATATTAAAAAAACATATAAAAATATTGAAGATTTAATAAAAAAACTAAATAGTGAAAATAAAAAGCTATCAATAGTATTACCGGAAACAAATCAATTTAAGTATGCATTTATTAATTCAATTCAACACTTTGAGTTACCAAATAAATATTCTATAAATCATAATGATTTATCAGATTTTTCGAGATTTTTCTTTCCATACATATCATTAGTTATTGAACCTAGAAAAAGACAATCTAAAAATTTAGAGCGAAATATAAAATCAAAATATGGTACTTATTTAAGATATAAAAGAATTTCTAAATATGAAAATGAAGCTAAAATAGAAAATAGAATAATTCATTTTTTAAGAAACTATGAATTTATTCCAAATATATTGGCAACTGAAATATCCAAACAATTTAATATTACTGAAAAAATTGCATTAGAAAGAATAGAAGATGTAATTAAAAAAAATCCATTACTTAAAAAATCTAGAAGAATCTTGAAAAAATTAGAAAATATTCCTAAATTTAAACCACCTGGAATAGGTATTGATATTCAAGGAAGATCAAAAGAAAATTATAAAATTAGAATTTGTGGTGCTAGATCACAGGAACAACTTGAAGAAATTTTAGATTTTATTGCTATATTATTATATATATATGTTGATACATATTTAAAAAAAAATTCAACTAGATTAAAAATAAAAGAAAAATTAAAAATTCTAAATAACATTGCTAAAAGAAGAAATAAAGTTGCTGATGTTATTGAAGTATTACATGATATTAATAATGTTAAAGAAATTACAAAATTAGACAAAGAACGCATTGGTTTTAAACCAGAAAAAGGTCAAAGTCAGTGGACTCGTGCTTGTCAAAATTCAGGTGATAAAAAACGTAGACCAATAGTATATTCGGAAAAAAATATTGATGAAATGATAAAAACTGGATATATTTTAAATCCAGTCACTAATGATTATGAAAAAAAATATAATATTGTTGAAAATGGTAAAAAAAAAGAAATTATTTTAACTGCTGCTAAATTATCAGATGGTGCATCTGGTTCTTTATTATATACATGTAATCCTGATGAAAATAATGAATATATGCATATTGGATTCTTATCAAGATCTCAAAATCCATCTGGATTATGTATGCCTTGTTGTTTTAAAAAAGATCCATTAACATCAAAAAATAGATCAAAAAAAAATTATTTTTTAGAATGTGTTGGTAAATTAAAAAATGATGCATCAAAAATTGCATCAGGAGATAAATTATATATTTTACAGGATACAAATAAAATGTTGCCTGGTAGATTTGGATATTTGCCAAAATACATTGATTATTTTTTTAATACAACACTAAATAAAACTAAAGTTATTAAAAATAATTATCTATTGTCCTCAGTTACCGGTTATTTTATGAAATATGGATCTCTACAAGAAAATTTTCCTTATTTAAATGCCATTGCATCATGTTTAGATCTTGATTATGATTTTATAATTAATAAAATTAAAGAAAATATTATTATTAATAAATATTTTACTTATATGAATAATGGAGATATTAAAACTCAATATAATAATAATACAGATGATTTTTTAAATACAATTAATACTAATTTAGAAATAGATCATAGTATTATAGATGATTTAATATGTATACCAGGTGTATTAATACCAGAAGGTTTAAATATATATATAATTGAAAAAAAAGTATTATTTCTTAATGATAAAATTATAGATGATTATGTTTTATTGTGTAAAAATATAGAAAATTTATTATATTACAATGATCCATTAAGAAAAAATATAATAATATTAAAGGAAGATTATAATTATTATCCAATTTTTGAAGTATATAAAGATGAAAATGTTAAAAATATAAATATAGTGTCTACATTTAAAAATTTAGATGAAAAAAATATTATTTTGCAATTATCAAAATATATGAATTTATCATGTATTAATGCTTCTTTTGAAAATAATAAAATAGCAACTGCAAAATATATATATATAAATATTTTAAAGAATGCACCTCCTGATTTTACTCCAATCGGACAAATAATAGATTTACGTAATAAATGTAAGTATTTAGTTACTAAAAATAAATTTTTAATTCCATGTCTACCGTCTGGTTCATTATATGAATTAGAAATATTTGATGACTATATTAAATATATTAAAACATTAGATGAAACAATTAATTTTTTAAATAAATTAAGTACATATGTAAATATACGTGATATAACCAAAAAAGATTCATTGGCTATTGGATTTATTTATTCATCATTAGTTGATAATATGTATAGCATTGATGCTATTATAATTGATACGCAAATTACTATACCTGTAGTTAATATACAAAAATCAAAACAAGATTTAGAAAAATTAATTGAATATCCAATTTTACAAAAAAAATCTATTAATGATATTATTGATATTGAAATAAGCAAAGGAAATAATAATATTGAAATTGATGATCGTATTTTAGATACACAACAAAAGAAATTTTTAAATGAAAGTTTTGAATTATTTAGATTTGAATTAAGTAATTATTTAAATTTATTTCCAAATATTAAAAATAAAATTATTAAAATTTTGGAAACTAAAAAAATAAATAGTATCGATGAAATTAAAAAAATTTTATTAAAAATTAGTAGTAGTGAACTATATTCTATGTTTGAACAAATAAATAATAATGATGAAAATATATCAAAATCTACTTCTCTAGATAATTTAGAATCTACTTCTGATTCAGATATTCAAAATAACAATCATGAATCGGATAGTTTGGAAAGTGATTTTGAATTAAATGATGATCAATTAAATGTAGAAACAAATAAAATAAAAAGAGTTAATGAAACAAAAAATACTTCAAAATTTATAGAAATAATAGATAATTTACCTGACTATAAAAATTATAATATAAATAATAACAGAGAATTATGCAGTGCATTTAAAACAAAAAATGAGTGTAATATTATTAACAGTTGCAAATGGGTAAAAAATGGATGTTATTTTGCTGCTAGAAAAGAAGAAGTAATTGAATTTATTGCAAAAATAGCAGATGAATTGGTTAATAATGAATTAAAATCAAAGGAAATATTAAATATGGAGCAATATTTTGTGTCTGATATAGTTAACTATGATAATTTTATTTATAGAGAAAATCAAAAAATTATTAAAAGTGATAATGTTAAATTGAATACAATACTTCTTGAAATTTTTGGAACTAATAATATTCCAATTATTGGAAGGAAAAAACTAATTAAATCCTCAAAAATAATATCAGATGAGAATATATTAAATCCTATTGAAAAAATAGGAAATTATTATTATCAAAAAATTATTTATTCTAATATTATTTTTAGAGCTTATTCTAACAGTATTTTCTGGATTAAAAATATTAAATCAGAAATATCATTTAGAAATTTAGGATATTATTCAACTTTACAGACAAATTTAGCTAATTTATTTAGAAGTTATATTTATGATTGGATAGTTATTGAAAAGAATCAGGAATTATTATATAATGAGTTACATAAACATATAAAGATTAAAAAAAGTAATTTAATAGATGATT